CACCATCATTCCATACAAACTGAGCAGTACCACTTGCTTTCTCAGTATTCTTTAAGAAACCTCTTACACCAGGTGTAGTAAGGTAAGCTAAAGTACCAAAGTCAGCATTATCGGTAGCCAAAGCAGTTTCAAGGTCAATAATATGCTTGTATGTCAAAGGACCACCATCAGTACCGATTGCAACTGAACCAATACCAGCAGTATTTAAAATACCAAAGAATGGTTGTGTTGAATTATCGCCATTAATCAAAGCATAATCTAATGCTCTGTTAACTGCTTCGCTCAAACGATTTCTTACAAAATTCTCAACGTCAATAGATGATTGAACAAGTAATTGCTTTGAAATATCAGTAAAAGCACCTAAACGATTAGGTGACATACTAATTTTATCAAAAGTTGGACTTGTCTCATCATTGGCAGAGTTTTCAGTTTCCCAAACCGCAGTAGCCGCAGCATCATTACGAGGAAAATCTAAATTACCAGTCAATCCTGTAAGTAAGGTTGCACCAGCTTGAATAACTGCCAATCTTGGGTCAAGGAATGGAATCAAATCACCCAAAATAGTTGGTACAGTATTACCACCAGCAACCGCACTCGTAGCAGTCATATCTCTCTTCTCATTCTTTACAATCATCTTAGGAATGTAAAGATTACCCGAAGCAGAGATACCAGCTTGTTTAAATTCTCTTTCAGCCTCTTGGTGCATCTCTAACTCTAAACCATCAAGGTTTTTGTTATTAGCAATAAGATTAGCCGCTCTAAGGAATGAATAACCTTTTTTAACTCTTTGCTCATCGTTAACTTTGTTTTCGTTAACTTTTGTTGCAGGAGTAGCCATTCTTTTAGTTTCGGCCTCAATCATCAAATGATTATCAATATCATTCTCTAAATTGGTAACCTCTGTCCTAATCGTGTTTAACTTTGACCTTTGATCGTCATTGGCATTTGCACCCAATGTTTCGATAGCAGAAATCAAAGTGCGCATTTCTTCTATTTTAGCGGAACGCGACTGTTTTAATTCATCTGATTTCAACATTTTAATAATTTTTTAATTTGTTTAAAAATTCAACAAACTCATTGAAATTGCATTCCGCTTTTTCATTTTGTTGAATATAATTTTCCATACTACGAGCAGCAACAGTAGTGTTTGGGTTAGCCGGATAAGTTACTGGCGAAACATCATACACCTTGTCTATTCTTGTAATAATTCTTTTCATTCTACCTTCTTTCATTTGCCAATTATCTCCATTTTCCTTTAATGAAAAAGCAAAAGAAGATTGGTAAATATCACCTCGTTTAATTAATTTCATCACATCTTCCGCTGCATTTGTTTCTGGGGGATCAATGGTGTATACCAATGAATTACCATCCCTTTTTATTTGCAACGTGTTGTTTTTAACCCTACCAAGCACAATGTTTTGATCGTGGTTAAATAAAGCAGCAGCTTCTGAAAAATCAGCATCGTTAAAAGCATCCATATCAATTTCCTCGTCAAAAGAACCCATGTCATAGGATCTGTTTAAGGAAGATGCAATTCCGATTATTTTTCTTTCCTCTGCATTACTCTTAAACTCAATATTAAAATATCTTCTTTCCATTTGGTTATTATTTGACCTATCTTCCATTATTTTGTTAGCCGTTCTTTCTGCCCAAGGTAACATACTTGAACCACCCCAAGCATCGTACATTATTGAGCCACATATCTCATTATCGTTTTCATCAAAATACTTTCCTTGGTCGTACACTTTAGCACGACTTAAAAAGCTATAAGTGCGTATCACTTCATCATCACTTAATGATTCTCTTCCACTTAACTGCCTTGCTCTTGTCCATCCTACACTTGTACCGCATTGAGATCCATTATCTTCTTTATGCTTCAAAGCTTTCTTTGCTGCATTAGTTGCTGATTGAGGATAGTTTTTATATGGCATTACTGTGCATTTTGAGATTTAGGTTCTCCAACAGGAACTTCCCTACTGTTAGATGCTAATGGCATACCAAACTTATCACCGCCTTCGTATGGGTTAAATCCTTCAAGATTTCTAATTTCATTAGGAGCAATGGCTCTTATATTGTAAAGTTTAGTGTAAAACTCTGCTCTTGCCATAACATCACCACGGTACAATTCGTCAAGATCTAATTTAACGTAGTATTTACCCCAATCTTTTTGTGGAAATAGCTTTGTGTTAAACTCATTTTCAATTCGCTTAGTCCACGCTCTTAATGTGTACTGAACAAATATTCTGTTTAATATTTCAATGTTTGTTGTAGATATATTATTGTTTCCTAAAAGCAAAAAGCCTGGAACACCAGTAAGATTAGATATATCCTCAATAGTTAATTTTCTTGCATCAATATCTGCTGCTTCTAACCTTGAGGCAATTGGCTTAAACTTAAATCCAGCCTGTAGGAAGGCTACACCCTGTTGATTGTTAGGTCCGGAGTGTTTATCTGCCCAAGACTTCTTAATTACATTTAACTGATCTTCGTTTAAGATTAAATCTGTTTCAACAGTTCCACTTAAATTAGTTCCTTTAGCATAAATGTCATTACCATAGTCAATTTCATGTAATGCTCTTGATAAAGTTGTTTTACCAGCCTCAATCAAACTCTTACCCCAATAACCGTTCTCACTAAATGATTTAATGTGTAAAACCTCTAAAGAACTATAAATTTCCGTACTACCTTCTAATTTATAATAAAACTCATCGTTTATCTTGTACATTTCCCAAGGAACATCAACTAAATGTAAATCAATTACATTTCCTGCTTGATTTCTGTTTGGTATAATGAGAACATTGCCACTTTTGGTAGTCATTGAACCATTTACCGCTTGTCTTATAATAGCTTCCCTAAAACTAAAGGTATCGTATTTGCTTGATGGTCTGTATTTAATTAAAGAGTACAAAGGATGACTTATCGCCTCAACAACATTGCCATCGGCTTTAGTTTCGTATATAGAAAATGGTAAAGATGCAATTTGCTCACTTAAAATAGATAATGCCCTAAAATAAGCTGGTATAGACAAAGATGTTTCGTGACTAACTCTTCTTTGGTTAGTTCCAAACAATTCCTGGTACAATTTCCAGTCTTTGGCAGGACCAAGATTGGTAATTCTACTCCTTTTAATGAATTTTACTATTTTATTCAAAAATTCCATACTGCAAAGATGATTATTAATAATTTTATATGCAAATAAAAAAATTAACCAATTATCAAATTAAAATCTAAATTAATTTTGTTCTTAGGGTCAATAGCTTCGCCAATAGCCATAGCCGCTGCCACCATACCATCAATTTTTTCATTAGATTTCCTTTTGTCAAACTTAACTAATCCTGTAGAATTTATTATTAATGCCACATTTGATAACATCCACTTTGCTACCGGATCACCATCGTGAAAAACTCTTTTGCCAATTATCATTTTCTCAAACTCACATATAGGTGTATTCATCTCTGGAAAACTTTGTGGGAATGGTTTTACATTAACACCTCTTTCCTGTAATGATATTACAACGTGTGTTGCTCTCCAAGGGTCATAAGCAAGGCTTCTAATGTTGTATTTTTGAAATAATAGGTAAATATCGTTAATGATTACGTCATTATCTACAATATTGCCATTAGTTACCTTTATACTGCCATTTAATGCCCAATCCATGTAAGGTACACCATCCCTAAGACTTCTGTCTTTTACATTTTCTTCTGGTATCCAGTATTTCCACAACAAAAAGGATGGTTTGCCATCAAACTCTGGAAAGAATAAACAAAATGCACTAATATCAATTGTTTGAGCCAAATCCAATCCACCAAAAGCTGGTCTGTTTAATAAAAAGTCATTTGTAATAATCATTTGACATTCATTCCAAGCATTTTCGTTAATCCATGTAGCGTGTGTGTTTGTCCAAAAGTTTAGATTCTTTGTCATAAAGCCAATTTGCTTGGCTGCACCTTCATTTATGGCTTTTGTGTACTGGTCTTGTAAATAACCCATACCAATAGTAACATTCATAGAAGGATTAGACTTGACCCAATTATTACTATCTTGCCAATCATCTTCCTCATCTAAGGAAAATATTAAAGGAAACACCGCATCATCATGTTTGTGGCCTTTAATAATATCTAAACACACTTTTCTTAATTGGTAACAAGGACTTTCTTTATTAAAACCAGCAGTAGTCGTAATTAGGATTAATGGTTGCGTTCTACTACCAATACCAGATTCCATAATTTCTAAAACCGAACTGTCGGGATGTGCGTGAAATTCATCCACTATAGCCACATGGGGATTTAGTCCATCTAAAGTTTTGGCATCAGATGACACAGGAATCATCTTAGAGTTTGATCCGGTAGAGTAAATTGAGTGCGCCCTAACTTGAACCATCTTGTTAACCGCAGGACTATCCTTTTTTAAATAATCCAATATTACTTTTGCGGCATCCCAACATATCCTTGCCTGGTCACGGGTAGTGGCAGCAGTATAAATCTCTGCACCTTTTTCTTGATCAAGAATAAAACAAGCTACCGCAGTTAAGGCAGCAGTCTCTGTTTTTGCATTCTTTCTTGATATTTCAAGGTAAACTTTTCTAAATCTACGTTTTTTATCAATTTTACGCTTCCAACCAAATATCATAGCCCAAAAGAACTCTTGCCATGGCATGACATTGACATTCATAGCTGCATACTCACCTTTAGTCAATCTACATACCTTCATAAAGGAAATATAGGTGTCAGCAGCCTTTTCGTCATAATAGTAAGGAAAATTAGCATTTGCAGACTTCTTTACATCATCATAGTGTCTTTGTATAGCTAACTTAGCATACTCACCAATCAATTCTTTCTCTAAGTCAAACATTATGCGTTCTTAATTAACTTCATGATTGGGTCTTCTTCCTTTTTGTCTGCTCTGTTAAAGTATTCAAGCTTTAACCTTGCCTTCGGGTCAAGACCAAACCTATCAGACATATCATTGTAAATCTCAACCGACTGTTTAAACATCGTCCACTCTGGAGAAATCTGTTGAACACCATTAGGGTAAACAACCACACCATCATTTTTAAGGATATTATTGGCAGCGTGTTGTATTACAGTCAGCAACCTTGCCAACATATTAATGGCAATTATGTCAACATTGTAACTTGCATCGGCAGACTCAAGGTGTTTCTTAACCAATTCAACAGTATTCTGTTCCTCATCACTTAAATCAAATGGATTATGAGCAATTATAGCCTGTGCAGTCATTTTTTTAATTCGACCTCGTTTTAAAGTTCCTTGTAGTTCTTTTAACTTTTCTGTTTTCATTTCATTGTACTTTTTTATCAATAATTGCCTTTATTATGTCTTCCTTGGAAGATGGAAGGTAATAACCGTCAGAACTTGCCATCCTTGCTGGAAAAAATCCTCTGCCTTCCATATTACTCTTAACATGATGGCATCTTTTACACAAAGTAAACAAGTTGCGTTCATCGTACGGATGACCACCATCCAAGATTCTTATAACGTGATCGGCAATGCCATTGTTGTTACCATCAGAGCAATCTGTAAAAATACCTTTAACCTCGCAAACCTCACACATTGGTTTCCTTGTCTTTTGCAAATGGCGAAGACGTTTCCACAACGCAGTGCCATAGAACTTGTTTTCTTGTTGATTTTGGTGAGGTTTCCTCTTAACTGGGTTCTCAAACCGACGATATGATTTATTGTTTAATATTGGCATATCACAAAAGTACAATTATTTTTTTATACCCACCATTGATATTTTTGGATTGATTAGAGATTGAC